CACTCTCTAATGTTGGTATAGGCACCACAAACCCCACCAGTGCTCTTACAGTGACTGGTGATGGGACCTTTACTGGTAAAATAGTCGCAGGTCTTACTAGTAGCATTATTCCTTTTTATTGGGAAAATTTTTCTGACCTTCCATCATTCAGCACTTATCACGGTGCCTTTGCTCATGTTCATCAAACTGGAAAAGCATATTATGCTCATACTCGTTGGGTAGAATTAGTTCACACTGAGGATAGTGGTGTAGTAGGAACTGGAACTGAAAGATACAATGTTGGACTTGTAACTGCTACTGCACTCAATGTAGGAACTGGTGGAACAATCATTACCACAACCACTGCTGGATTGGTTGGAATAGGCACCACAAACCCAACAAGCAAACTTACTGTATCTGGTGGTGATGCTAGGATTAATTATCTTACAATTGGTCATGGGGGAAATGATATTTTTGATAACACTGCACTTGGAACTTATGCTCTTGCAAATAATTCAATTGCAACTCCTGGTAATACCGCAGTTGGATATGGGGTATTAACTTCCAATACCACCGGCACCAACAACACTGGACTTGGTGATCTTGCGCTTGGATCCAACATACTTGGTAGCAACAATACTGCTAATGGATACTATGCCCTCTATAATAATATTGGCAGTAACAACACTGGAATTGGTGTATCCGCTGGAGAATCTATTACCACAGGTAGTAAAAATACAATACTTGGTGCTTATGATGGAAATCAAAATGGACTTGATATCAGAACCTCAAATAATAATGTAGTTCTTTCTGATGGTGATGGTAATATTAGATTTTATGCAAACTCAAGTGGTAATGTTGGGTTAGGAACCACAAATCCCACCAGTGCTCTTACAGTTAAAGGAAATACTTCTCTTGAAACTCTAAATGTTTCTGGTGTTTCTACCTTAACTACAACTGATTTTACTGGTCATGTTCAACTAAAAGCAAATAGTGGTAATAGTTCTTTATATATTTTTGATGATAATAAAATTTATGCTGGTTCTGGAAGTGATTTGAAAATATGGCATAACAGTATTGATAGTATTTCTAGAATTACAGAAGATGGGGGTCAACTAATTATTGATGCAAATCCCATTACAATTAATCATGGTGGTGATACAAAACTCCAAACCATTGGTACTGGCATAACAGTCACTGGAACTATCTTTACAAATCAATTAAATGTTTCTGGTATTTCTACACTTGGCACAGTACAGATTTCTTCTGGTATAGTTACTGCAACTTCTGGGATTGTTACATATTATGGTGATACCTCAAATGCAACAGATGGTAGATGGACATTAGGTGCTGATGGATCTGTTGATTATACTTTTGTTGGAATTGGATTTACACAAACAACTAATGACCCAGTTCTTTATCTTGCAAGAGGTAGAGTATATGAGTTTGTAAACAATTCTGGTGGTTCTCATCCATTCCAAATTCGAGTAAGTGATGGTGGTGCTGCATATAGTAATGGTGTTACTAATAATGGTGCAGCAAGTGGAGTAATCAGATTTGAAATTCCATTTAGTGCTCCAAATACTCTTTATTATCAATGCACTTCTCACTCTAGTATGGGCAACACAATAAGTGTTTATCCATCAACAATCTAAAATACCTAATAAATAATAAAAAAACTATCATAAAATGGCAGCAATTATAACTGATCAAATTCGAATTTTGAATGCAAAGAATTTTGTTTCTGGAATAAGCACTGGAACAAATTCTTATTATACATTTATTGGTCTTCCAAATCCAACAGATTTTCAATCAGATTGGGATACAAGTCCTCCTTCACCAAAAGATAATTTTAATGAGGAGAATAATTATTGGGATACGATGATTGCATTAAAAAAAATTAATGCAAGTGATGCTAGATTAGTAATTCAAAGAAGATTTTGGTCTTCTGGAACTGTTTATGATATGTATCGTCACGACTATAGCAGTTCAAATACGGCTCTAATATCTGGAGCAACTAATTTATATTCGGCAAATTATTATGTAATTAATAGTGATTATCGTGTTTATATCTGTCTGCACAACGGAATCAACCCAGACAATCCTACAGGGAAACCATCTCTTGACGAACCGACATTTACAGATTTGGAACCGAGGTCTGCTGGTTCTTCTGGAGATGATTACATATGGAAATATCTTTATACTATCAAACCTAGTGAAATTGTAAAATTTGAGTCTACAGATTTTATACCAGTACCTTCAGATTGGGAAACTGGTTCTGAAAGTGCAGCAGTCAGAAATAATGCAATAGATGGGTCTCTTAAAATTGTAACAATTACAGATAGAGGAGTTGGACTAGGAACAGCAAATAGAACTTATACAAGAGTTCCAATCAAAGGGGATGGAAGTGGAGCAGAGTGTACAATTGTAGTTGATAGTGATCAAAAGGTACAGTCAATTACAGTATCAAATCAAGGGTCTGCATATACTTACGGAAATGTTGATTTAGTTGCTGGTGGATTTCCAACAGGAACTACGAGACCCACCTTTGATGTCATTATTCCACCTCAAGGAGGTCACGGATATGACATCTATCGAGAACTCGGTGCAATTAACGTGCTTTTATATTCGAGAATTGAAAATGATGTTCAAAATCCAGATTTTATAACTGGAAATCAAATTGCACGAGTTGGAATTGTTCAGAATCCAAAATCATTTGGATCTACACAAATTATGTCCCTGGACAAGGCAAGTGCAGTTTATGCCATAAGACTCACAGGAATTGGATATGATTCAGCAACCTTTGTGGCAGACAGTTATATTACTCAAACAATTGGCACCGGAGTTACTGCTGCCGGAAGAGTTATAAATTATGATCAAACAACAGGAGTTTTAAAGTATTGGCAAGATAAGTCAGTTGCAGGATTTAATACCGTTGGAACGGCACAAACAACTCCTGCATATGGATTTAACTTAAATCTTTTTACAAGTTCTCCCTCAACTGGTGGAAGTTTATCAATTATACCAATTAATGGTACCACAACTCTTTCTATCAGTACATCATTTACGGGTATTTCTACTGTAATAAATAATAGAACATATTACTTAGGTCAATCTTTTGCAAATGGTCTGGCAAATCCTGAAGTTAAGAAGTATTCTGGCAATATAATTTACGTTGACAATAGACCGTCGATCACCAGATCATCAAATCAAAAAGAAGATATCAAAGTTATTTTGCAATTCTAAGAAATTATGCCTCAACAAACTAATCTCAACGTATCTCCATACTTTGATGATTTTAATTCTGATAACAATTATTCTAAGGTTTTATTTAAACCTGGATATCCTGTACAGGCAAGAGAACTCACAACCTTACAATCAATTTTACAAAATCAGATTGAAAAATTTGGGCAGCATTTTTTCAAGGAAGGTGCAAAAGTTATTCCAGGGAATACTGGATATAATAGAGAATATTATGCGGTTCAATTAAATAATTCTTATTTGGGAGTTCCTGTTGAGGCATATGTATCACAGTTAATCGGAACAAAAATTACAGGACAAACTTCTGGTGTAACGGCTACTGTTGAAAATGTACTATTTGCAGCAAATTCTGAGAGGGGCAATCTCACTCTTTATGTAAATTATCTTTCTTCAAGTACTACAAATAATTCAACAAAGACTTTTTCTGATGGAGAAGGACTTCTTGCAGGATCAACAATAAATTCTGGTCTTTTAGGAAATAGTACAATTCAGACAGGACAAACATTTGCAATCACTCTTGCAAATAATGCAACTTCTATTGGCTCTGCCTTTACAATTACTGAGGGTGTTTATTTTGTAAGAGGTCAGTTTGTAAGAGTAGCAACCGAAACTTTAATTTTAGATCAATATAACAATACTTCAAATTATAGAGTTGGATTATTTGTAAACGAAGAAATTATAACACCAGATATTGATGAAGGTCTGAATGATAACTCTCAGGGATTTAACAATTATTCTGCTCCAGGAGCAGATAGATTTAGAATATCAGTATCACTTTTTAAAAAAAGTTTAGAAGATTTTAATGATAATAATTTTGTAGAACTTGCTTCTGTAAGTGATGGAATTTTAAAATCTCAAAAAACCACTACAGATTATAGTAACTTAACAGACGAATTAGCAAGAAGAACTTATGCAGAATCTGGAGACTATTGCATAACTCCATTTGATGTATCGGTCAAGGAATCACTAAATGATCAACTTGGAAATCGTGGTATTTTTAATGTTGGTCAATTTACTTATGGTGGATCGGTTCCGACTGATAACTTAGCAGTTTATCAAATTTCTCCTGGAAAGGCATTTGTTCGTGGATATGAAATTGAAACTATTAGCCCAACATTTTTAGATTCATTAAAACCAAGGACAACAAAAACTTTAGAAAATCAAGCAATTAATTATAATACTGGACCAACGTTAATTTTAAACAGAGTTTTTGGATCTCCTGTAATTGGAATTGGAAATACTTATGTATTAAGTTTAAGAAATGAGAGAGTTGGTATTGCAAGCACAACTGCTCCAGGAAAAGAAATTGGTGTATCTAGAATTTATGATTTTAGATTAGAGTCTGGATCTTATAATGCATCAAATTCAAATATTAATCAATGGTATATTTCACTATATGACATTCAAACAATTACTGAGATTAGTTTAAACGAACCTATTACTCTTTCTGTTCCAACTTTTATTAAGGGAAATAACAGTGGTGCCACTGCATTCTTAAAAGAATCCGTTTCAAATTCTTCACTATTAACTGTTTATGAAAAAACAGGGGAATTCATAACAAATGAGTCCTTTACAATTGATGGAATTCCAAATGGAAGAGTAGCAACAGCAATCACATCATATGGTATTTCTGATGTTAAATCTGTTTATGGTACCGTAGGATCAGGATCTACGTTTACAGCTGACACTGTTCAGTCAACCTCAATTATTGTTGGTTTGGCAACAATCACACCTCTTCAATATAATTCAAATGTTGGTATTTTAGAAACCAATATCACATCAACAGTTGGTGTTGGATCAACTCAAATTTTTGTAGACAGCACTTCCGGAGTGTCAATAGGTAGTTCCGTTAGTATTGGATCTTCAATTACAAACGCAGTTGTAATTAGTGTTGGAAATATTTTTGTAACTATTGGTGCAGCAGCAACAATAGGAAATTTACTCAATCTAACAATCAATAATCCTGTAGGTGTTGGATCAACTCAATTGTTTGTTGCAAGTAGCACAGGAGTTTCTATTGGAGGTTCTTTTAATCTTGAAAGGGGAAATTTAGTTACAACAATTACTACTGGACAAACTGTAGGAATTGGATCAACTCAAATTTTTGTAACAAGTCTTTCTGGAGTTGCCATAGGAAACTCTGTTACTGTAGGAGCAGCACTCACAAATGCACCTGTCGTTGGTCTAGGCACAACATCTGTTTTTATTGGAACCGGAAGCACTGCATCAGTAACCATAACCGCAGGAACAGCAGTTACATTCTCTCTTATAAATTATGGATTATCTGTTGTTAGTCTGGGAGCAACATCTATTTTTATTGGATCAGGTAATACAATATCTTCTGCAATTGGAATTGGAAGCACTCTGGCATTCACAAACACTTCCTCTCTGATTACAGGAACAGCAGTAACTTTTAGCAATCCATTATTCACAAGTAATGTAATATCACCAAATAAGTTATTTCCAGGAACAATTGTTAAAAAAGATAATATAGTTTCTTACGGAACAACAAATACTGTAGACCCTTTCTATGGAAAAGTCATATCTGTAGGAACAACATCAATTCAAATTGGTGGAATTAAACTTCCAAATATTGCACTTGGAATCACAACAGTTGCCGGAGTGTGTGATGGAGCACTTCCGACTACATTAATTTCAGTATCTGATTTTGAAATTTTAACAACAAATTTAGAAGACTCCACAGATAACACATTATACACAAAACTTCCAAAAAATAACATATCTTCTGTTGACCTTACAAATGCAAGTTTAACGATTAGAAAATCTTATACGGTTGATATTTTAAACAATCAACTTTCAACAGCAGCAGTTGCTGGATCTAATGAAACTTTCTTACCCTTTGATGAAGAAAGATATTCACTAATTCGTTCTGATGGATCAACAGAAGTTCTGACTTCTGATAAGTTCTCATTCACATCTGGATCAACTCAACTTGAAATTTATAATCTTGGATCAAATGATACTGGTGCAACACTAGTTACGACACTTACAAAAAGAAAACCAAAGGCAAAATCAAAACTGAAAAATAGAGTTAATAGTGTTATTGTAGATAAATCAAAATATAATTATTCAGGAATTGGTGGAACTACAATTAATGATGGACTAACTTTTGGAAACTACCCCTATGGCACAAGAGTTCATGACGAAAATATATGTCTAAATGTTCCTGATGTGATTCAAATTCATTCAATTTATGAATCATTAGATACAACAGATCCATCAGCACCAACTGCTGTTTTATTCTCAATTACAAGTCCATCCACAACAACTTCTGAGTTGATTATTGGAGAAAAAATTATAGGACAAACAAGTGGGGCAATTGCAATCTGTGCAGAAAAATTAACAAACACTCAAATATCTTTTATATACAAAAATCAAAATACCTTTAAGGAAGGGGAGACATTAGTATTCCAAGAATCAAATATTAGTGCAATCGTAGTAACATTAAATATTGATAGTTTTAATATTTCTTCAAATTATACATTTTCGACTGGGCAAGAAGGAACATTTTATGATTTTGGTGTAATCAATAGAAAATCAGATTCTGATGAACCAACTAAAAGACTAAAAATTTATTTCCAAAGTGGTTACTATCAGTCCTCTGATGATGGAGATATTACAACAGTAAATTCATATGATACTTTTGATTATAGTAAAGAAATACAAAATGTAAATGGAATTTCAAATTCTGATATTATTGATATCCGTCCAAGAGTTTCTTCATATACTGTGTCTGAAAATTCTCCATCACCATTAGAATTTAATGGTCGAAATTTTAATGCATCTGGAAATTCTGCAGCAAATGTTCTTGCCTCAGATGAATCTATTCTCACAACTTTTTCTTTCTATTTGGGAAGAATTGATCGGATTTATCTTTCAAAAGATGGTAAATTACAAATCAAATATGGTACTCCTGCAGAAAGACCAGAAAAACCAGTATCTGTTGATGATGCAATAGAAATTGCTACGGTTAGTCTTACACCATATCTTTATAATGTCTCTCAATCTTCCCTAGAATTTTTAGATTATAAGAGATATCGAATGGTTGATATTAAACAACTTGAGAATCGTATTAAAAGTTTAGAGTATTATACTTCACTTTCATTATTAGAAACAAACACTGCTGGTCTTTTTGTTCCAGATTCAAACGGATTGAATAGATTTAAATCTGGATTCTTTGTAGATAATTTTACTTCACTTCTTGCACAAGAAGATGGTGTCCCTTACAAAAATAGTATTGATTTAAGAAATAAAGAATTAAGACCTCAACACTATACAAATTCTGTAGATTTAATTGCAGGACCTGTAATTAATGTCGATCCAAATGCCGATCTTCAATTTTCACCTCCAGAGGGAGTCAACATTAGAAAATCTTCAGATGTTATTACTTTGGATTATGCAGAACGTGAATGGTTCAAGCAAACCTTTGCAACAAGAGCTGAAAGTGTAACTCCATTTTTGGTTAGTTTTTGGCAAGGAACTGTAGAACTTACTCCTTCATCTGACACTTGGGTAGACACTACAAGAGTTGAAGCAAAAATAATTAATACTGAAGGAAATTATGCAGAAACTCTTGCTAATGCAAGTAGGACTTTAAATGTTGATCCACAGACAGGATTTTCACCAACAATATGGAATGCTTGGGAAACAAATTGGACTGGGCAAGATATTACGCAAAGTACAATAACAAGAACTATTAGTGGAGGTGGAGATAGAAGGGAAAGTCGAGATGGCAATTGGAATGTATTTGGTGGGAGTAGAACCGAAACAGTATTTGATACTGTAGTTCAAGA